AAGAAAACACGCCACCTTTGACCACATTGGTCATTGGGGCAAAGGATTCTTGAGTGATGGTGGTTGCTGGGCCTGGATTTGCCATGATATGTATTCCTTAAAAAGAGTTAATGATTAAGCGGCAACGCGGCAAGCGAGTTCTGGGTACAGAGGCGCCCAGCCGTACAACACATCTAAACGAGTAGGAATACTATCGTTGTTGATGGTGTATTGGCGGACAACACGCATACTCAAACCAATGTCTTTGTCGGAAGCACGACCAGCAAAATGGACACCTTCTGGCAATTCGAGGTCGGCCACGGCCACTGTGAACGCATTGCGGTGCATGATGATGTTTTGTGGAGAAACCACGCCTGTGCTGTTGAACTGAGTCACAGAAGCAGAGGCAGAAGTTGTCGGGATAGACACATTCTGGAACTGACCAGCAGTAATCACAGCAGGAGACACAACGACAGAGCCAGAAGCACCAGAAGCGATAGCAACAGTTGTTTTCACAACGAAGTTACGCAACTTGTTAGAGCCGTAGGCTTGGCGGTTTTGTGGGTTGACAGCGTAAACGCCAGCGATAGTGAAAGTATCACCAGCGTTGAGGTTCAAAGTACCAGTATTGGCGGCTGTAACAGTAATAGTGCTTGAAGATGCCCAACCAGAGGTCAAGAATCCAGTAGCAGTAGTAGTAGCGACAGAGCCAGTAACAGTAGTTGTGCTGTTAGAGCCAAAGGTTTGTGCAACCACGTTCTGGTCAAGTTTCCAATTCATACCACCAGAATCACGACCCATCAAGCCTTTACTGTATTGGTCACTAATTGCTTGTTGTGGCACGAATAAGCCTTTCAAACTGTCAACGATAGTTGCAGATGTGAAGGGTTCAACGATACAACTTCTACGACCATCACGCGGTGCGCCTTCAGAGTCGAGGTAAGCGCCAGCGGTCAGATAGGTAATCAAACCAGTTGGAGGTGTACCAGCAGTACCAACGATGTTGGCGGTCTGCAAAGTAGCCATAGCCAAACCATCGCGGTCAATCTTGTTGGCAATAGCGGCAACAGCAGGCTTCAACACGCGGTCAGAGAACATATCCAAAGATAGTGCTAAGTCTTGGGTGGTGAACTGTGTGTCCACATGGAATTGTGTTGACAAAGTAACGGGAACTGAAGTCTCGTTAAAGTCCTCAACATTCAATGCTGGGCCAGTTGTTCCGATGAAACGACCAGGCTTGCGGACATTGACTGTGTTACCAATCTTTGCACCGACAACAGCGAACTGGTCATCATAGTTGCGGTCGACTTCGCTTGTGAATGTCAACTCGTTTTCCAAAACCATCAACGCTTCGTTGGTGATTTTCGATATGGTCAATAAATTATTAGCCATTTCATTTCCTTAAATGTTTAAAAAAGATTAGGTTTAGCGAATCTTCCCAGCCTTGCGAGCCTCTTTCCATGCTTGGAATGTTCCATGCCATTCGCCATTAGCGGATAGCGGTACATCAGCAGGATTCGACCCTCTTAGCGGTTGGATTGGCGCTGGTGCTTTACTTCGAGTAATCGGTGCGGCTTGTGGTGCAGTTTCCTTTACCTCAAACCTTGCCTCTAACTTTCCTATCTCTCTTAACGCTTGTTTAGGACTCAAGCCTGCTATGCGCTTTGCTACATCGTCATTCTCAGCCAGATGGTAGAGGATTTGTGGCCCTACATCGCTCTCAAGAATCGCATCACGAATGTCATCATTTACGACCACATCACTAGACGCTACTATGTCATCAAAGTCTGGCATTGACGCTTTAGCCGCTTGCACCTTACTAGCCCAAGTCTCTATGACTTTTTGGCGTTCTTGTGCTTCTTTAGCCTCTGCATCTTGCCTACGCATCTCACCGATTCGCTGGTCTGCTGTGTACTCTGCTAGAGCCTTCGCATATTCAAACGCATCGTTGAACTGACTGGGTTGTGGTTCTTCATCAACTTTAGGCGCTTGTGGCGCTGGCTGTCTTTCAAGAACCGCTAAACGGGCTTCTAAGGCTTCCCTCGCTTGTCGCTCTTGTTGCGCTTCTTTTCGCGCTTCTTCGCGTTGCTTGGTTATCTCAGAAAATCGTCTTTCGAGTTTCGGATTCGCTTTAGGCTTTTCCTCTTGCTCTTTTTCTATCTCAGGTTCACTCCGTTCCTCCACCACTTCGGTTGGCTCTGCTTGCACAGCCTCAACTTCGGGTTGGTCGGCTAAACCTAATCTATTTGCATAAAACTCTGCCGAGTTTTCGCTAGTCAAAACTTGACTTGCTTCTTTGTCAGACATTTCGTTGTCCCTACGGATTTACCCAGTTAACCTAACTGGTAAGGTTTGATGGCAAATTTACCACTTTATTGTTGCTGTGTCAAAGGATTGCTCTGGTCGGCTATGTCTTGTGCCGCGAACAGCATTGACTTATCTTGTTCAGCGTTTCGCTTCTCAATTTCTTCTATGAGCCTAGCGGTATCCATCTTGTGCAATAGAAGTTGAACAATCGCATCAATCTCTGTCTTATTCTGACTTGTGATTGAGCGTGTGTTCTGGTCGTTGACCTTGACCTCTGCCATTGTTTCGGTGTTATGTGCTTTAGCAGTCTGGCGCATAAGTTCGCGCTTGTTCTCGTTGTCTTGCTTGACTTGCTCAATATCACCGCGCTGTTGGATAAGCGTAGTCATTGCCTCTAACTGCTGTTGCATTTGTTGCATTTGCTGTTTAGATTGTGCAATTTGCATCTGAACTTGTGGCGGTATATCTGATTTCTCGTCAATTTGCGACATTGGGTTCATGGCGGCAAGGCGGTCAGCAATGATGTCAGCACCAGGGAAGTCCATATTGCGGAACACCAAGTCACCAGCCACATTAAACAATTCTGGCTTAGACAGTAACGGCATCATTGCATCTACGGCTTCTTGGCGCTTGCTGTTGTAGCCTGGCCCTGTCTCCATAACCACATCATATTGACCGATAGAAGTGTCGTTCAAAATGTTGCCCACGGCATCGCGTTGGTTTAGGTTCAACATATCCGACTTGCCATCTTCACCAATGATTCGCAAGATACGCTGTGTATCGTAAATCTTAGGGATTAAGTCCAGACATATCTTGCCCACATGAGCGATAGAACGGGTTAAGTTGTCGTAATAGTCGTAGTTTGTTAGGTCAACTTGCTGTTGCTGACCATTTAGCGCCTTGCCTGAGATATTGCCTTGACCTAGTTGTGCAGGGTCAAAGATACCCATGATGGCTTTTATGTCATCAGAAACAATAGCCGCCGCCGCCATAGTTCCCGCAGGCGGTGGCTCTGGTTGCAAGCGTTGTGGAGGTGGCGCTGTGCGACCCTCAATGTCTGTCTGCTTGTAACGCAACAAAGGAAAAGACTTGATATTGGCTTGCGCCCAATCGTTTTCGTGTCCCTCGTCTTGACCCTCTGCCATAACCCATTTGGCTTTTGGCGCTAGGGCGATGGATTCTGTAATAGAGGTTTGCCAGAAGTTATACATTCTCTGACTGTCTTTAGCGTAGCGCACCATGCCGAACTTTTTACGCTTGTCACCGATTACGACATGACGCCCATAAACAGGCACGATTGGAATGTAACGGCTAGGCCAATCGCGTTCTTCAATAACCTCAACCGCAGTTAGTTTCTTGTATTTAATTGTCTTTTTGAACGATTCGCGTGTGTCAATGACTGTAATGCCAGCCATTTGTAGGCGGTTAAAGAAGTCTTTGTCATCAGCAAAAGTGCTAGAACCATCGCTCAATAGGTAGAGTTTGGCTTTCTCGCGTACTGTGTAGTAATACTCGGCTAGGCGTATATCTTCCTTAGTAATCCATTCTGATTGGCTGTCACCCGTACCGCGTTGGGTAAATGATGTTCCATCGTCATTGTTTGGGTATAGCGACTTAAACACTTCTTTGCTCATCATTGTGGTGATTAAGCATTTTTCAGCGTCAGAGCCGTCTGGCAATATGCTGTTAGGGTCAAAGTAAACAGTAAATGGGTTGTCTACTGGGTCAATGTATATCTCTTGGTCAAATGAATCTTCGCTTACATAGTCTGTGCGAACACGCATAAAGCCCCAACCCATTCTGACCGCATAGTCAAAGGCGTTGTCATAAGCGTGGTCTGCGTTGCTGTTAACTTCAATGTGGCGAATAATGCCCTGTATGTCTTGCGCTTCCACCATCTGCTCATGCGTATTAGTAGCGTGAACTTTGATGCGTGGGCGTTGCTGTCTTTGCTGATTGGCTACTTGTCGGCAATAGCCATCTAACTTGTTAATGGTTAAACATGGGCGTGATTCAAGATTACGGCTGTTTTGTAGGGTAACTGGCCATTGGTCACCAGATACAAACTTTAAATCTTCTAGCGCCTCTTGGCGGTTCATAGTGTCTGCGTCATTGCAGAACTTGAGGAATTGAATTGCCTCGGTAATTACTGGGTCAAAGTCATCTGCCATATCTATCCCATCCAACTGTTAGGCTGACCATATTGTTGATTCTGAACCTTACGCCTTGGCTTGGGTTCGTTAATCATCAGTCCGATATATCTAAACGCATCCGCGCCATGACTGTATATGTCGTGTAGCGGTTGACGGCTAAATTGCCCCGTTTCTGGGTCTACATCGTAACGATAATGTCTAAGGCATTGTAGACCATCGTAGCAATTTTCTCTATCAAACCAACAATTTCTGAATATAGTTCGTGCCGCATTTATTGAATCCGCTACTGGTGTTCTCTCGATTATCCGTGTTTTATAGCCTGCCGCCCTAACAATTTCTTCTATGGATTTGCCATTACTCGCAAGGGTTTTGTTCTGTGCGTCATGCGGTAGCCAAAGCGTATCGTACATATAGCCGTATGTCTGCATCAGGGCTAGGTAATGGCTAATCGTCTTTTGGCTATCCTCGTGGTATCTGATAAGCCGTGTTTCCATGCCCACAAACTGCAAGAACCAAATGGCTGTGCTATCTGCCCACCCAAGGTCAAAGATGGCGTGTACAGGCTTTGTAGGGTCGTAGGCAACCTTTGTAATGCGCCCGTCTAACTCTGCCACTTGCATTTCATTGGCAAATATAGCGCCATCTACTGTCAGACGGCATAAGCCTTCCCATACTGTTTGGTAGGCAGATGGGTCACGGCTTTTTAATGCATCTTTTTCTAGCGCCAGCACCTCTGGAAACCATGGGTTATCCGACCAGTTAATCTTTTGCACTACCGCGTGTTCTGGTGGCTTTACAACAAAACGCTGGTAAGTTTCATCAGTTTCTAATTCTGGGTTAAATGTGACCCATATTTCAGAACCTTCCTTACGAATGGTTGGGATTACTGTATTCCAAGACATACGGCTAACTGTTTGTGCTTCCTCTACCCAGCAAATGTCTATGCCTTCGTAAGATTTAACATTAGAAACATTGTTTTTTAGTCCCACAAAAGCAAATTCAGAGCCGTTTCTACCTCTTATGCTGTTCTGTGTAATTTCGTATATCGAGTGCATGTTCATTAAATCTATTTGGTCAGATAG